TTATACCTTATATATGTTCAACCGATAGGAAGGCTCATAGGTATTTTGTTGACCTTACTATTAAAACAAAGACAGGTAAAACCATTTTGGTTGAGATAAAACCAAGTGCTCAAACTGTACCTCCCAAAAGAAAAAAACTAAATGAAGCATTAACCTATATGAAAAATACATCTAAGTGGAAGTATGCTAAGAGGTATGCAGATGACAGAGGTTATGAGTTTCAAATATGGACTGAGAAAGAATTAGAAGCTATGGGTATACGTACAATGTCTATGAGATTTAAAGCAAGTAAAACAAAGACTGGTAAAAGAATATGGAAAGCTCTTAAGAAAAGAGTATAAATATAGGTATGGATAACAAGGAAGATGAAGGTAAGCTTGAGCTCTCAGTGCGTATATTAGGTAACGAGATAGTGGGCTTTCAGATGATTGTAAATGATTTTAAAATGAAATGGATGTTAATAGGTTTAATGGGTGTTGGAATCATTGCATATATAATGGTACAATTCGGACCTCAATTAATGGAGACATTTAGTGGCTAGTTTATTTGACACATTAGAATCAGAAGCATTTCGTAAAGGTATAACTGCAAGAAGTAAAGAAGCTAACGTTTGGTTTCAGAAAAAATCTAAAGAGCTTGGAAAATTAGGTAAGAATGTTCTTAAAGATGATAGACTGACAATATCAGGTGGAGCTAAAATTGGTGAGATGGTAATGTATACATATAATCCAAAGCTTAAAAAACAGCTCCCATACTATGATACTTTTCCTTTAACTATTGTGGTTGGTCCAGCACCAAATGGATTCTATGGTATTAACTTACATTACTTGCCGCCTAAAGTTCGTGCTATATTTTTAGACCATTTAAATGATGTTGCAACTAATAAAAAGTTTAATAAGACAACCAAATTTAGAGTAACATATTCGATGTTAAAAGCAACAAAAAAGTATAAATACTTTAAGCCATGCTTCAAACATTATTTAACAAAGCATGTATCTTCAAATATTATGAAGGTAAATGCGGCGGAATGGAACATAGCAATATTTTTAGAAACAGCAGCCTTTAGGAAGAAATCAACCAGATTTGTTTGGGGACGTTCAAGGAGACAATATAGATAATGTTACCAACTAGTATAGATTCAATTAAGTCAACGATTAATCGTCGCGGTGGTATAGCACGTGGTAATAGATTTGCTGTATATGTTTCACATCCATCAAAGGGTATGAATAGCTTATTAAAGTTTGACCCAGCCACTATGTTAAGTAATTTAATAAGTGGTGATGGTATTCATATTGGAGATTTTATTAGTGACCCAAGAGATTTATTTTTACTATGCAATAGTTGTTCACTTCCAGGTAAAAGAATATCTACAACCGAAGCTGGACATAATCATCATTTATCTAAAAAGCCATATTCAGCTGTGACAGATGAAGTCACTATGTCATTCACATTGACAAATGATTATTATATTAAAAAGTATTTTGATATGTGGCAAGAGATGATTATAGATACTACCCATGAACATTATAAAGCATCATATAAAAGAGACTATTGTAAAGATGTAATTATACAGCAGTTGTCTACATCTAATCATATGATTCCTGGATATACACTTCAATTAATAAATGCATATCCTATACAGGTTGGTGCTGTTGAATTAGCTAATGAATCTGAAGGTTTGCTACAAATATCTGTCACATGGGAATATGATAATTTTAAGAGTATTGGATTAATAGATGGATTTGAAAATATTGTAGGAACTTTATTAGATTCATTAAAAGCTACTAAAATAAATACAGCACAAAATGAATCAGTTAAGAAAACTGAACCGCTAAATATGGAAAAATTAGCAGCAGATAAAAGGAGATTTGCCGCATTAGGTGGTGGATAAAATATTTAAATAAAATAATGGAGAGAGATTGATATGTTACCTAAACTAGTAACACCAAAGTATGATATGATTGTGCCATCAACAGGCGAAAGTATTACATACAGGCCATACGTGGTCAGAGAAGAAAAGATTTTATTAATAGCAATAGAGTCGCGAAGTGAAATTGCAGTTGAAAAAGCAGTAACAGATATTATTAAGGCGTGTGTAGAGACACCAATTAATATAAAAGAATTAACAACTTTTGATATTGAAATGCTTTTTATAACTCTACGAAGTAAGTCTGTAGGTGAAGGCGTTAAAATAAATCCAGCCTGTGACCATTGCGAAGAACGTAATGACCATAAGATTGATTTAGAAGCTATAAAGATTAAAAATCTTGAAGATGCAGTAGATAAACATATTAAATTAACAGATGATATATCTCTTGATTTAAGATGGCAAACAATAGATGATAGGTTAAGTGAAGCACAAAGAAAAACTGAAACTGAAACTATCATTAATACAATTGCACATTCTATTGAAACAATTTATAGTGGTGAAGAAATATTTGCTGCTAAAGATGCTAAAATGAAAGAGATAGTTGATTTTGTTGAGAGTTTAAGTGCAGATCAATTTGTAGAAATTGTTGAGGTGTTAGGTAAAGCACCAAAGTTAAATTATAAAATGGAATTTGTGTGTAAAGAATGTGGAGAAAAGAACGAAAGAGAATTAAATGGGTTAATTGATTTTTTTACATAACCCTTTCTCATACTGATATAACAAGTTATTTTAAAACTAACTTCACATTAATGCACCAGCACAATTTTAGTTTAACAGAATTAGATGATATGCTACCGTGGGAAAGGGAAATATATGTTTCTCTAGTACATGAACATGTGGAAAAAGAAAATAAAAGGATGAGAGAACAAAATGCCTAAAGGTGATGACAACTCGTTATTAAAAGATATTTCAAGTCAGCTGAAAAAGCTGAATCAAACTAGTAGCCGAAATAGGCTTCAAGAAAGAGAAGCGAATGAACGTCAAGAAGCTATATTTCAAGGAGCTACATTAGACAGTGGAGGTTTTGAACCAGTTGGAGATGGTGCATTTATTGGAGCTGGTGAAGATTTTAAACGTAGGTTCGTTGCAAGTACAGCTTCAATGTACAGAGATAATAAATTTAAAAACTCTGAGAAAGAAGCTATGTTTGAAATAAGAGGGAATTGGTTTGCAAGTATAGATAGAAATACTGGAAAAGCTTTACATTATCTTTATAATATAGAAACAGCTTTGGTTGATTATATTAAGTGGTATAAAGAATATACCTTAGACCAGAACCGGACAGATGAAGAACGTAGGAGAGAAAAAAATAAATCCGAGTTTGGTCCAGGTCAAAATCCTAATTCTATCGCAACTCGAATTAAACCAGGTTGGAATGCTGATGAAAGTGAATTAGACCCAGATGCAGACCCAGAGAAAAAATCTTGGTTTTCTAAATTACTAGGTTATCCAAAAACAGCTGCATTATGGGTGATTACTGCTGTTGGTACTGCATTATATGATACAATAAAAGGATGGGAGACAGGTGGAGTAACAGGTGCTATTGCTGCTTTCTTTGGTGGTACTGAAGATGGTGGGTATCAAAGTGGAATAAAAGGTGCTTTTAAAGGTGTTGGAATAGGAATTGCAACTGGATTTCTGGTGGGTGGTCCTATAGGTGCACTTGTTGGTGGTATAATAGGTGGAGTTGCTTTTGCAATTACAGGTTCTATTGGTTCTGCAAAAATAAAAGAGTGGCTTGATGAGGCTGGGAAAAACCTTAGTGAATCATGGAAGGAAATAAAAACTAACTGGAATAGTTTAATGGCCACAATAGGCGCATGGATTTATACACCGGGTGATACAACTGGTGCACATGGAGGATTTAAATCAAGAATGTTTGGTGAGACATTCGAATGGAATCCAACTAAAGAATCTGGAGAAACCCTCTCAAGTGCATGGTTAACCGTAGTAGCAAAAATGGAAGCAGCCCCTGGTATATTTGCTAAGTGGTTTGAAGGTAAAGTAAGAGCTAAGTTTGGTGATAAACTTGGTGATATATTATTTGGTGATAGTCCTGAAACAATAGCTAAAAAGAAATTGCTTTTAGGGAATCCACATATAGGGGAAATGATTATTACTAAATCTTTACAATCAATACTTAAAGACCAAGTTGAAGCACGTATTGATGAGTTTGCAGCTAGAGGAGAGGTTTATAATGGCCTTGGTTCTGAAACTATGGATGCTATAATAGATGCTGCTGATGGACCAGCTGTTGATGCCAATGGTGATGTAATCAAGCCGGAAAGATTGGTTGATGATGTGTCAGGTGAGATTATAGAAAGTTTCTTAGATTCTGCTCGTGAAAAATATTTAAGTTTTCAGGCTTTTAGAGCTCGTAATCAAGCTATTTTTGATGGGGCGGACGATTATAGTAAACCAATTATTGTAGTTGATGATAAAAGTGATAAATCTACTACGACGACAATTATTAATACTTCCACATATATAGATACTGGCACAGCTGAGGTACTTGGTAGTAGTAACAATTCAAATGTTATAGAAGCACCTGACGGAACTATATATAGTTGGTAATAAAAACCCGCCTTTCAGCGGGTTCTCAAGATTAAGCTTCAGCTGCTAATTTAGCAAAATAACTCATTGTATCATCTTCAGCCTCAGCTCGTTGAACTGGGTCAGCTGCTATTGCAACTGGGTCGCCTGGAAGTGAATCGTCTTT